ATATAGGAGTAGAACGATTCATATAAACGCCCGGTATTTTACCCAAGTCATGAGATATGCTCTCCATCAACTCCCATTTATCCCCCAATTTCATCCAGACGATCCTCAGCTCGTTGGTAAAGGTCTCGAAGTAGGTAATCTTCGTTTCTCCTGATTGTTGTTGGTACTCAAAAGAAAGCGCTATCATGTCTCCATGCTCATCAAACAGAGGATATAGCTTATCTCCTGTCATGGGAGAAAATGTCCGTAGTCGCAGCTTGTATTTACACGGGAACCCGTATAAATTGTGCGGTTTATCTACCTCTGTGATATACCACACCGTAGCCACCTCACAAGCTCCAAAATAGCTTCTTAAACGGGCCACGTTAGCAGTGTTGATTCTTACCCTTGAGTAGATGCGCTCCATGGCCTTGGTTATCTCCTCCTCTCCGGAGCTATCTGATACCTGATACCGCCTCTGAACAGGAATAGCACACATAAACTCTGTCATCCTCTTAGTGGCAAGCTTCTGCAATCCAACAGGAACACGCGCCCTTAGAATCGGCGTTCCATCCTTCTTTCGCTTATTTGGAAAAAGAGCCTCATTCATTATTTTATGCTTCGAGGCCTCATACTGGTCTTCGAGGTTGCCCTGCCAGTTGGGAACAGATACGGACTTAGCCCGTAATTGCTCTATCGCCTTGTCAATATCAAGGCTTAGTATTTCGTCTATATTTGCCATAATTACACTTTTGCCGCAAAAGTGTAGAATGACGGATGAAACAAAGCGATAATTTTTACATGCACTCCTAACTTTTTATCATTTATCCGTGAAAAAATCACAGATAATGTTTTTTTTATAACTTTGCAGTAAGTATTAATAATCTAAGTATTTCATTATGCTGCTGAGATTCAAAATAAAGAATTTCCTTTCGTTTCATGAAGAAGCAACGTTTGATATGTTTCCGAATATCAAGCGAGAGAAATTATCACACCATGTTTATGTAAATATGGACGTGCCATTGTTAAAACAAGCTGCTATTTATGGAGCAAACGGTTCTGGAAAATCCAATTTCATCAAAGCAATTACGTTTTTGCGTGAATTTGTTACGCATGAAAATTTTTTGAGAACAGTTGATTTTGACGACTACATTTTTTTGCTCACAAAAGAGAAATCTCAAAAAATCTCTTTTGAAATTGAATTTTTTCACAGAGAAAGATATTACCTATATAGTGCTGATATCAGCAAAAAGGATGTATCTGAAAAATTATCGGTTTCAGGCATAGGCAAGGCTGAAGATACATTGATTTATGAACGAAATGGAAGCAGTATCAATTCGCCTTCTTTGCAAAATGAAAAATCAGCCATACAGCTACTTACACTTAATCCCAATTCTTCTTTATTGCCTCTGAACTTGAAATATCCTGTTCTGTCAAATGATGATGTAAAACATGTTTATGATTGGTTTTCAGAAAAAACAGAAACAATATCAATAAACAGTACCATTCCCATGCTAATCAATTTGATGTCGCAAAACCCTAGAATACTAAGCTTTGCAAATAAAGTTTTTGAAAATATTGGAATAGGTGTAAAGGCTATAGAAATAGGTAATACCCCTTTTGATAAATGGGCTATTAAATCTAAAAACGCTGCTGATTTGCAACGAATTATTGACAGAACTTCATCGCCTCAAAGTCGAAGCATAACACAATTACAAAACAATAGGAATGTGTTGAACATTACTATTCAAAAGGGGATAAAAACTGTGCAGGAACTATTGTTTAAACAATTTGGCCCGTCAGGTTATCATGGAGAAATGAAAATATCTGCCCAATCTGATGGCACAGTGCGGTTATTAACCTTAATTCCGGCCTTATACTATGCGATGTATGAACATAAAACAATCTTTATTGATGAAATTGACAATAGTATTCACCCAAATCTGATATTCAAATTATTAAAGTTCTATTCTGAAAATACAACGAACGGACAATTGATTTTTACAACTCATACAACAAAACTACTAAATCAGCAGGAATTAGTTCGTCTTGATGAAGTTTGGCTTACCGAAAAAACCGATGGAAACACCAAAATGTATTCACTAAATGAATATAAGCTACATAACACATTGAGTATTGAAAATGGCTATTTAGATGGGCGTTATGGCGGAGTGCCTGCTATAAAAGAATTTGATATGGATGTATGAGAAACTATGAAAAGCTAAACCCCGAAAAACCTATTACATCTTTTTCTACAAAAGTAGAGAGAGTAGAGGGACGCCTTGCAAATGCAATAATAGATGCTGGTGCGAGTTACAGAAAAGAAGATGGAGTGCGTCTGCCCTATTCCTTTTTGGTGATAGTCTCTGGTGGAGAAGTACGAGAAAAAAATTACTTTAAAATTATTTCTGACCCGAAGATATTTAAACGAGTTAGAATAGAGTTTGTACCAGACCCCGGTAAGGGCAATCCCGACAGATTGCTTGAAGTTGCTAAATATAAGCGGGAGCATTATCAGACGAGCCAAGAAGAAGAGCCAGATAAAATATTTATCGTATCTGATGTTGATCATTTTAGAGTTGAATTATTAAGAATAAAACCTGAATGTAAGAAATTGAGTATTTACCTAATAATCAGTAATTCTTGTTTTGAAATATGGTTATATTACGGGAAATTTGACACTAGGCCATCGGATTTTATTATTCCCAATGATATGCTAAAAATAAGCCAATCTTTTAAAACATTTCTCGGAAAGAAAGTCAGGGGAGGAATTAATCCCATAAGAGCAATTTTTGATATATCTCAGAATATTAAAAATGCAAGAGCCAATTACACAGAAGACAAGGAGGGTATTCCTGAATTATTTGCTACCAATATGTACATATTAGGAGAAGAATTACTACCCCTAATTAAGACAGAGTTAGAAAATATAAAACAGGAGAACGAAATCTTACGAAAATCCTATAACTCAGCAGAATCGCCTTAAATTCATCAATACGGCAGTGCCTCAGCAATATCAGCAAGAACGTCAGCTATGCCATCTTGCCCAAAGTCCTCGGCCATTCCGGTTAACACGTCTGGGCCGTCATCATGAGCATTCTTACCGGTCTTTTTATAGGTTGTCACGTCTTTGTAGAACCTGGGCCAGCGATGCTGCCAGTCTGAAGGCATATAGACAAGATTTTGGACTTCGTTACTGTGGGTAAAGATTCTTGCCGCCTTATTCTTCCCTTGAAAGAACCAGTCGATAGTAGTAGACGTGTTTTTCATCAACCTTAGTTCGCGCTCTACGTTCCGGGCAAAGCCCTTGCCCCCGTTATTGCTTTCTATCTTGGCAAACTCCACCCCGTCTGCATTCATCATCTTTGCAGTCTGTGGCTCGGTAAACTCCATGGGCTGGTCTGTGTAGAGAACATCCCGAACAAACATCCCAAACTCGGTTTCTATGTAGTTAACGGAACACAGATAGTCGGTCCCGTCGTCTGCCGTATCGGTGTAGTTCTTGGATATCGCCTTGGCCGATGAAGGCAATTGAAAATACTCGTAGGTCTTAAACCCGCGCGAATACATCAACCCCTCTTTAGGAATCGGGTTTTGCTGGTACTGAGTATCAAAAGTAAACGGGTCTATGTCTCTCAGTTTCTTTAACTCTTCAACCGTATGCTTATGCGGGAAGAGCGCTCTTTCTCCTTTTTCATCTTCTATCAGGGCCGGAAGGGAAAGCACCGTCCACACATCCTTTTCCGTTTCCATTAGATACCCTGACAGGTCATTCAGGGCCAGGCGCTGCATGATGATAATAATGGGCGTATTTCGGCTGTTTGTGCGGCTTCTTATTGTGGTCTCAAAGCGAGCGTTAACCTTATCTCTTACAAGGTCAGAAAGCGCATCCTCAGGCTTAATAGGGTCATCAATGACTATCGCTCCCGCAAACTCCGCATTCGCTGTAGCCTGTAAGAGCGCATTCGTATAGTCTTCCTCAGCTTTTTGCTCGTCTTCGGTCAGATCCATAGCGCCAGCCCCAAATCCCGTTACCTGCCCGAGCGTAGAAGTGGCGTAAATCCCTCCTCCCGAAGTGGTATCCCAGCGCCGCTTTGAGTCGACGTTCTTCTTTACCTGAACGCCAAATAGTCCTTGATATTCCGGCATATTTACTATCTCCCGAACAGCTAAGGAGCTACTCAAAGCCAAGCTATCAGAGTACGAGAGAATGAGAAACAACGAAGCAGGATTTATCGCTAAACCCTGCGCCATGAAGCTCTTTATCATTTCCGTCTTTGAGTACCTCGGCGGAATATTTATGATTAGCCTCTTAACCTTACCTGTAAACACATCATTGAGCGCATCAGCAATCCTGCGATGTTGCCCTCCTGTAACAAATAGTCGCTTATGCTTTTTGACAAAGAAATACTGTGTGAACGTTAAGCTGTCCGAAAGCACAAACGTCTTGAGGACGCTAAGACTGTTATATTTCTTGCCCTTGGCCAATCTCCTTCTTTGTGTTATCAATTAGTTCTCTGGCCTCCTCTTCGGTTAGCAACTGTGGAGACATCAGCGGCAGGCCGTTTGCCCCTGTTACCTCAGCCTTGGTCTGCTGGGTATATCCATATTTTGCCCCTTTGAACTTGTATAGTATCTCAATGGCTTTTATTTTAATATTTGGAGTTCCGGTCTCTATCATATCCAATAGGCCGCCCTCGGCTTTCTCAAAAACCTCAGCCAGTACGTCCTCCAGCTGCTCCATATCTTTTTCCGCTCTTTGCCTTACAGCCTGCCGCGTATAATCTATGTCATAGACCTCTTTTATGTATCTGGCCGTACGAGAATATATGCCGCCGTTTTCACGCAGTATCCTCCAAAAGTCCTTATTGGGCAGGCGTCCTTTTTTCATTTTGACAACTTTGACAATTTCTGACAAATTTCAATAATCTTTACAACAAAAAGTAGAATAGCATTGTGTTTCAGGACTTTTTAAGCTGAGCTAAAATTTCATCCATCGTTTCACACACACATAAAACGTCCCTTCCGCATATTTTGGCGCCTGCCAATTCTATTGCAGTTCCTGAGTTCTCCTCTAATGGGGTCATACAGCTTATGTACTGGGTATTAACGCTTATTTTCCCCACAGGTCCGAACTCTCTCCTGCGTGTTACTGTAATAAAGCTCATGCTGCCTCCTTTTTTCTTGTTCTGTGGCTCACCACGTCCCGTGTTTCGGTCAGTCTCAGGCCTCCGTTTCTTACTTTCCGTTTCTCTGCTCCCGATAAGTTAAAATACCGAAAAAGCTCGTCCAGTGTCATATTTAGGGTATTGTCCCCGTAGTCTTTTGCTCCCATGATTTTATCATTTTGGGCAAAAATGAGGGATGACGGATGATGCAACATAATTAATCAATTATACTTATTAACACAATTTCTGTGGATAAGCGGTTTTCTTACTTTACCATCTTCATCACCGGGTCAGCTAAGCTTCGGAACTCGTCGATATAATCGTAGTAATCCCGGAATTTTTCGGCATAGGAACAAACCGTTGAATGATCTCTACCTATTAGCGCTCCTATCCTTGTTTTTGCTGTACGGCCCATTAAATGGGCGAAAATCATACGACAATACACCAGTTTTGGCGTTCTAAGGCGTGAGCATAGATCTTCTATGGTCACGCCATGACAGATGAAAATAGCGCCAAAAATACGTTGTTCCAAGGGCGTTTGCTCATGGATTATCTTTTTGCCTAAGTGGTTTGCCAGGGCTTTTTCCATTAACTCTTCAGAAGTGCAGTTTTCAGGAAAGAAGGCAGCATCACAGTCCGCAAGAGCTTTTACCCTCCCGTTTCGATCCTCAGGGGCAACAATAAGCTCACAGCCCTCTAAAGACGTGTGTGACAACAATCTTGGAACATAAACTTTCATGGCTTATTTTTAAAATTCTCGCAACATACCGCTCTCCTCATTGTTTCGTATTTGTTGTACTCGCATCCACCAAGTATAGGCTCATTCTGCCAGTCTAAGTGTGCGTCTCGCATCGGGACCCAATGTGAACATTCGGAGCAGGTGGGCTTACGTGGAGGGGGTAATGTCTTCATCTCAAAATCCTCTTTCGTCCTGCTCAGGTTCGTACACAGCCCCATAGTCCTCGTAATCCCTAAACATCAAACGCGTACTGTCAAACGTGGTCATGAACATTGTGGTCCCGATATTACGCCCCTTGGCCACGTCAATGAGGGCCGTGTGGGTAGGATCAATATTCTTGAATGGCTCATCGTAGTCTCTTCCGTGCTTTACCGGTCGGTAGGTAAACATCACCACGTCGGCAGCTTCCTCAATCTGTCCGCTGTCACGCAGGCGGTTCAGCGTTGGCTTTCCCCCATCGCCACGGCTCAACTGAGACAATGCAATGACGCAGATATTAAGCTCTTTGGCAATATTTTTGAACGCCCGGGCTATGTATGCTGTCTGCTGCTCCTTGTTGCCGTGGATAGTGGCTGAGACGAGCTGCAGGTAGTCAATCACAGCAACA